AGACAAGCCTTACCAGGGATATGAAAAGAACTTTCAAAAGTCTTTGGTTTACCTGATAAGGTTTAAATATCCGAGCCTCGAATTTTTCGCTGTCCCGAACGGTTTCCGGGTTACGTTTCAAAGAAAGTCAATCAGAACCGGAAGCGCTTTTGATAGTTACATTAGCCAAAAAGAAAAAGAAGCCAATTTAAAACAGGCGAAAGAATTGAAAGCGCAGGGCATGAAGTCAGGAGTTTCTGACCTGCAAATCAAAGAGGCAAGGCATGGTTATAATGGCATTGACCTGGAGCTAAAAGTAAAAGGTGGCAGGTTGTCCGATGACCAGAAAAATTACCTTGCCTCAGTTGAAAAGAAAGGGTACTTGGCAATTGTCGCCTACAATGTCGAATCGGTTGACAGCATTTTAAAAAGCTACTTGAATCCTGAATCAGATTTTAAAACAGATTTACAAAATTTAGCACACAAAAAAAAATAATCAAAATGGAAATCAATGAGTTTAAGTTGCGCCTTATTTACAACGACATGGCGTTTTTTTACAAAGACGACGTAGTATTGCAAAAGAATTTGTCAATTGACGCACAAACCAAAAGCCTTTTGGATTTGCTGGAAAATGTCGGGAATGACTACCACGAAATCAACAAGCGCCTTTTTTTGGCGGATTCAAATCACCCATATTTTATTTTCCACCTGAAAAACAACCGCATTTTTAACTCCACCTTTTGGAGTTTCACATTTGCAGAAATCCTAAATAACAGGGAGGCGAATTATTTTATCAACGCTTTGGAAGTGACAGAGTCGAAAGGGTTCCTATACGAAACCGGAAAATTCAATTGCTCGGTCGAAGAGTTCTTTGCGATTGCCACCGAATTAGGGATTGAGATTACTCTTTCCCTCCCTGACTTTGATAGCTTTTTGTCTATTTTCTTTGTGCAAAAATCGAAAAAATGATGGAAGATGAATTTTGGGCTGGATATGCTTCTGGTAAGGGGCTTATTTATGTTCATTCTTATACTGGTTATTTTAATGGTGTTGGGTCTGGACTTGGTATGGGTTCTTATAATATTGCCGTTATGGGTTTTGGTAAAGCTGATGGGAGGGGGGATTGGACTGATGAAGGTAATGGTTAAAAAATAGGAAAAGTAATGGGAGTGGAATTTTGGAGCGGGTTTTGGTCTGGGTATGGGGATGGGTATGGGTATGGGGATGGGTAAAAATTAAAGAATGGAACAGAATAAGTTTTTCGAGGGGTACGGGGATAATCCGGATATGGATTTTAGGGAATGGTGGGACTCTTTAGAATACGGGTGGATTTGTGGTGATGGATGTGGCGAAGCAGACGAAAAAGTAGATAGGCAATTTGATTTACCTTTTTAAAATCTAAACACATGGAAAACGATTTTGAATCAGTAGTTTTTGTAGGGAAAGAAAAGCCGAAATGCTTGCAATTTATACCTAAGCGAGTTAGTCTTGTTTCGATTGGAGCCGATAATAAAACAGGAAATGGAAAAGGTGAAGCGGTTGCAAAAGGGAAATGGGATAAAACAGGAAGTGAATTTTCCTTATGGGATTAAATTTTTAAAACCCTAAAAAATGAAAAGACGATTCAGTAGTTTTATGTATTTCATAATTAAAAGCCTGGTCAATTTTCTCTTAGCGATATACGCTATTTTCAGACCGGACGAGGCGCACGAAATATCGGATGACGTTGACTTTAAAGAATCAAACCGTCAGGAAGTTGAAAACGCTTTATACGGTGACGGAAATTGTGAAGTTTTAATTTATCATCATCAAAATTGAATCAAAATGAGTAAAAACGATTGTCACGAAGATTTGACACAGAATCAAAAACTTTTGGATTATTTTAAAACCTTCCCATCTATCACCCAGGGAGTAGCTTACAAACTCTTTGGCATTTTCCGGCTCGGTGCCAGAATTTACGACCTGAAAAAAAAGGGGTTTGAATTTGATTCGCAGATGATACCGGTTAAAAACCGATTCGGCAAGACGTGCCACGTCAAGCAGTACACGCTTAAAAAAGAATAAGTCGTTTTGTATCCATTTTGATTTTTCACAAAGCGGAATAAAAAACCGCTTTGTTTTTGTAGTTATCAAATAACTTTGTAAATTTGTCGAAAATAAAAAGGAATATGGATTACCAGGAATTTTTAAAATCAAAGCAACATTCATTAGGCGATTTCGGATTTGAACCGAATTGGATGCCGGAAATGGCTTTCGATTTTCAGCAGCACATAATAAATAAATCGGTAAGAAAAGGACGCATTGCAATTTTTGCCGATACTGGATTAGGAAAGACTCTGATTCAGATTGCAATTGCAAAAAACATTATCAACCACACGAATAAAAAGGTTTTGATTTTAACACCGCTGGCAGTTGCTTTTCAATTTATCAAAGAGGCTGAAAAATTAGGGGTCGATGACATTGAGTATTCAAAAGACGGGCGGCATACTAAAAAGATAGTGATTTGTAATTACGAGCGGCTGCATTACTTCAATTCAGATGATTTTGTCGGGGTAATAACCGACGAAAGTTCTATCCTGAAAAACTTTGACGGCAAAATCAAAAACAATATCACTTCCTTTATTAAAAAGATTCCTTACCGGTTTTTGAGTACAGCAACGCCGTCACCGAATGATTTTATAGAACTTGGAACGAGTAGCGAAGCGCTCGGCTACATGGGTTATATTGATATGCTGGGTAAGTTTTTCAAAAATAATCAAAACTCAGTTGATAGTAGAAATCGAAACATCGGGGAAAAGTTTTATTTAAAACCTCATGCCGAAAAAGATTTCTTCGCCTGGGTAAATCAATGGGCGATTATCTGCAAAATGCCGTCTGACTTGGGATTTTCAAATGAAAAATACCGGCTGCCTAAATTGATTTTGAATAAACATATTGTAGAAAATCAAAGTTTAATTGATGTTAATGGACAATTTCAGTTATTCACGCCAATGGCAAAATCAATGACAGAGGTAAGACATGAACAAAAACAAACCGAAGAAAAAAGATGCGTAAAAGCTATTGAATTAACTCAGAATAAAACTTCGGTTTATTGGTGCAATACGAATAACGAAAGCACGATTTTAAAAAACCTGGATAAGGAAGCGGTTGAAATTATAGGGAGTCAATCCATCGAAAGGAAAGAGGAAATACTTTTAGCATTTGCCAAAGGAGAAATAAAGAGAATAATTACAAAAGCGAAAATGACTTCATTCGGTTTAAACTGGCAGCATTGCAACCATTCTGTATTTTTCCCTACATGGTCATACGAACAGTACTACCAATCAATAAGAAGATTTTGGAGGTTTGGACAAATAAATGACGTTACTATTGACGTTGTGGTATCAGATGGACAAACCAGGGTATTACAAGCGATTGAGCAAAAAACACAAAAGGCAATTGAGCTGCATGAAAATTTAACCAAAAACACAAATAGTCAATTCATTCATAAAACAAAAGAGTTTGATAAACAATTAATTTTACCGACATGGATGAAATAATTAATGAAATTTTGGCAGAATTAAAAAAGGCTGAATCAAAATATCCTGAATGGCCCGGGGATGTTATCCATCAGGCAGCAATTGTGAACGAAGAAAGCGGGGAATTAATCCGGGCCGCTTTAAATGTCACTTATAACGGTGATAATAAAGATGAATTACGCATCGAAGCAATTCAAACCGCTGCAATGGCAATAAGATTTTTAAAAAATTTAAAATAATCAAAATGACAAAAGAACAACTTATCACAGATGACTTTGCAATTTATAACGGTGATTGTATGGAAGTATTACCGTCGATAGATGACAGTTCAATTGACCTGGTAATTTATTCTCCACCGTTTGCAGGTTTGTACAATTATTCATCCGATTTTCGAGACTTTTCCAACTGCGAAAACAAAGAACAATTTTTGGAGCAGTATGAGTTTTTGATTGCGGAAATGGCAAGGGTAACGAAACCAGGTAGGATAAATGCCGTTCATTGTACCGATGTTTTTGACAACAGTTCAAGACTATGGGATTTCCCGCATGAAATTATCCAACTGCACACTAAATACGGGTTTGAATATCGCAACCGGATAACGATTTGGAAAGAGCCTTTGAAAGTCAGGATGCGTACAATGGTTCAAAGTCTGATGCACAAATTCATCGTCGAAGATTCTACAAAGTGTTTTACCGCAATGCCTGACTATGTGCTTGTTTTCACAAAGAAAGGCGAAAATCAGGTTCCAGTCGTTCACCCTTTTGGAATCAACTATTACGCCGGAGAAATCCCAATCCTTCCAAATATTTTAAAGGCGTGGAATAATGCGCATGAATCAAACCTTACCGAATCCCAACTTTGGGAACACCTGAACCGAATCAATGAAACAGGTAAAATAACCAAGTTGAATCATTATATCTGGCAGCGTTACGCCTCAAGTGTATGGGATGATATTCGAATTGATAACGTCCTTCCATTCCGTGATAGCAAAGAGGAAGATGATGAAAAACACGTTCACCCACTGCAACTCGATGTGATTGACCGATTGGTAGAACTGTATTCAAATCCAGGTGAGGTAGTTTTAACGCCGTTCATGGGAGTTGGCTCAGAGGTTTACAGCCCGGTTTCGATGGGTCGTAAAGCAATTGGGATTGAGTTGAAAGACAGTT